ATATCTTTTAAGTGCTTGAGTGACAGCACTGTCAACAATCGCGCTGATATCTATATCAGGCGCGGTCTTTACTTCGTCAGCCATGATTTCCTCCTCATGCTGTTCCGGATTTTGTTCAGGCGTTGATTCCTCCGCCAGCTCTTCCGGTTGATAAATGGATTTGATAGAGATTGCGGTGTTTCTCGGTTCAGCCGGTCTTGGCGTCAGCGATGCCTCCGCGATGGGCCAGCTCTTGATTGCCCAGTTTTTGCCGATTGGTTCCTTGTCTACCAGGTGCCCAACCGCTCCACTCGACCAGCCAAGCTTTCCGGCTTCGACCAGCGCGTAGACCGATTTTTCGTACTCGTCCCGCATAGATAGTTGCGCTTCCAACCAGACTCCGATGTCGTCGATTGCGGTAACAATCGCGCGTCCGATCTTCTTCACCCCAAAATGCGGGTCAGCACCATGACCATAATAAACAGGCAACCGGCTATCTGTTTCAATCCCGAGTTCGGTGGCTTTGGTGAAAAACTCGCCGGATAGATCAGGTGTTTCCGGGTCACCCCAGCGCACCAGATATCCGCCAACTTTGCCTTCCCCGAGAGCCTTTACCTCGTCCCCATAATAGATCAGGTTGTCTTGCATACAAACCTCCGTTAACCAAAACAAGTCGACAATAAACGCTTATTTGCGCTCATTTCGACTCTCAGTAACCACTGACGTGTCAGGTTGTCTTGCTGCGGAACCCTCCGCCCACATGACTCCTTTATTCAGTTAGTTCTTAATGTTCAGCTGCTTTTGTTTGAATTGCCCTGCTTTTATCCCCCGACTGCTTATGCTTGTCTTATAACCCCAATAATTTGATCGCCTTTTTAACCCCTTCCTCAAAGGCTGTGCCGATCCCTTTCGTATGTCGTTCGGCAATAATACTCGGCTTCCTCCACCCTACCCGGTAAGGCAGAGCTGCCTGATCTTCTTCACCTATAACATAATGCGCGTAAGGCGCGGTATTCGCGATAAATGATGCCCGCCCATACCCAACAATGTTCCAGCTTTGGTTCAAGGTCATGGTAGCGTTTCGCGCGCCTGGTCTGATCGTTCCTTCCTGGATTCGAGCCATCACATAACGCCGTTGCCGTTCACTGAACCAGCCACCGTAGGCGGTTTTGTATCGCACATGGCGGTAAGCAGGATAAACTTTCAGGTATTTCAGCAGGAATTTGTTCGCTTCGTCAATCCCATTATCCGCCACAACCGGATGCAGTTGATCCAGCCGGGTGATAATTGACTCAACTCCCTGAACCTCAACCCCTACAAAATCACTCATTCGTTTCCACGTCCTCGTCTGGGTCTGGCGTTGCCCAGTCCGGAAACCCGTTGTCAACTGTTATCGCCCAATCGTGCCGCCCCTTGTATTCATGCGGAGCGTAAATAATCACAATCCCGCGCGGCGCGTTCTGGATGTAATCCAATAATTCCTCAAGCGTTTCAAACTCAATACTGGTCTTGTTTTGTATATCCTGCGTGTAATTCAATTCAAATTTCACAGCAAGTTCCTTTCGTTTCTACTTTCTGGGTATTTCCACGGGCTCCATGTGACAGCCCGTTCTCTGCACTCATCACAGTGTTCAGCATCACCCAGTATCCAATAGCAGTCATAACCATCCGGCACTTTGGTAATATTCCACGTGCAGCGGCAGTTAGTAAGACAGGACGTCGACCCGTCGCCTGGATAAGCCGGTAGACTGAAACCATAATCGCGCGTCAATGCCTTCCACAGCGCTTCATTGGCGGAATTGATATACATCGCCATTCTTGACTCAATCTGCTTCTGGGATAGTCGACCTTCAGCGATCTGATTGACAAAACCTCTTAGGAAATTGTACTGATCTTTCACCATCGCACCAATCCGCCCCCAGTCTCTTTGAGACAGATTATTGCGCCCGCCTGCTCCCATCGCATACATGTCAATCGTAGTCTGCTTGACAATGTATTTCATGCGGTCGCGCAGCTCTGTAAGCGACAGAGATCCAGCGCGATATTTATCCACCGCTTCTGACATAATGAGCTTCTGGCGCGCCATAAACTCGTCGCGCAAGTCCATCATTTCAGCCGCGCCGATGAAACGTCCGGTATCTGTGTTCCGGTAGCGTTTTAGCGCATCTTCCCAAATCCAAAGCGGTTGCGTATCAGGCATTAATCCTCAGCCTTAACTTTCGCGTCTAACATGCCTTTTTGATCAGGCATGAGCTTATCCCATGCGTTTAGAGCGTCGTCAATATCCTCTTGCGTGATCTCCCAGTCTTCCCAGTCCTCGTCCCTGTCTACATAGGTTGGGTCTGGAGGCAATTTCTTGAATTTTTCCGGTCCTTCTCTCTCAATCATGGCAGCATTTCCTTCCAGAAGCGGAATAACTTCTGGGTACATTTTAGCACCTGCAGAAAGGATTTCCAAGATTAGTTCGTCTATCTCACGCCGGCTTTTCATTCCACCTCTAACTTGCTTGCGGCTAAATTGAGCGCGTCCGCCAGCATCAGGATCGGGTTATCATCCCGAGCCCGCATCTGGAACGCGTTCTCGATCTCTTCCATCGAGCGGCAGGTTGGTAACTTAGCACGGATAGCCGATGCCATCCCTTCCGGTATCTCTTTACACACCCAAGAGAAATTGAGCGTCTCACCCCGCTTGAATTTGCGGAACGCCAGATCCTGCCAGTTTTCCAGTTCCCGAAGTTGAGGAAGTGTCAGCAGCGTGGTGTCTTTCACCTCCGCCTCTGCCCGTCTTTCCGCTTCTTCCAGTTCGTCCGGTTCGTCCTCTAAGATTTTTGGCTTGCGCGTCTCAGGTTCTGCTTGTTCAGCTGTCCAGCCTTCGTCCAGGTCTTCGTACTCCACATCCGGAGGCATATCCAGCCCGACCAGCTGCGCGGCAATGGACGGCTTCACGCCCGCCCCTACATAGGTTGCATACGCGGCGGCGCGTGATTTCTCTTCTTCCGTGCCAGTCATCGTGATCTCTGGCCTGAATTCAAAGCGCAACCCGTAAGGCTCGAATAATTGCACATTCAACGAGTCTTCGATCATTCTTGCGTCTGGTACAATCTTATCCCTGAACCAGGTGGCATACTCGATTTTAGCAGTGGCGTAGTTGGCGGTGTTGGCAAGCAAAAGAGATAGCGGCATCCCAGCGGCAATGGCAACATCCTGAATCTTCTCGTCGTGCAATGCCGAGCCAGTCAGGTTGTCAATCCCATCACCAATGACTTTGACGTCCATCTCATTGGCGGAGATTACCTTGCCCAGATACTTGCTCCAGCCGTGCACGATCTTATCCCAGACGCTCTCAATCTTTTCACGCTCTTGGGGAGTAGGCACGCCGGCAACCGATAAGAGAGCCGGCTTGATTCCACCTCTCTGGAAAAAGTTTTGCACGTAATAATCGGCGTAATACAACACCCCAGCCGCAGCCATGAGCGCCTTGAACTCGGTATGTTTGGATGGTAATAACTCGGTGGTGTGATCCATCTTCCAGATATAAAAGACACGATTGTCCTTGACAGAATACTCGGTCGACACGCCCCCTATGGTGCGCTTGAAGCCCGTCAACCCGTCACGCGTAACCGTCGGCGTTATGGTAGTAGGCACGATGTAGCGCAGGTTGCGAATGGCGCGGTTGCCTTCCATGAAACCGTAGGCGGAATTGGTAAAAAACAGCGACAAACGCCATAAACGGATCAATTCACGCGGATTGGGGAGATAACCGACAACGTTCTGCCAGTCATCGGACTGGTCGATCTCTTCACCGTTGCGCAGGACCGAGAACGGTAGATTGCTCACCGCGTCCGCTGTCATGTTGGCAGCGCGATAAACTGCCGCCACCTTCGAGAACAGGTCAATTTCCTGATTGTCCGGCGCGCCAGTTATCCACGTCCACGCGGAGTCCGGATACTGCGGCAGGTCAATGTTCTTGACCGACGTTCCATTAGTATAAAAGTGTTTTGTTTCAGGCACCCGCCCCTCCACTGTCAATCATATGAACTGAAAAACCAACGGTCTGACCGGATCGCGTCCCACGCGAATGCCAGGCTCATCACCGTATCGTCATGCATACCGTCTGGTGCGGAGTAGCTGAACCCGCCCGAAGTGTTGCGCTTGCTCTCAAAACTCAATAACTCACTTACTAACACCGGATCGTTAATAATTTGAATAATGCCATTTTCAAACGCCGCCTGCAATCCCTGAATGACCGTTTGCTTCGTTGCCGAAGTGGTCGTGAATGGGATAATCGCCAGCCCGCGCGAGACCAGCTCGTCAATAACAGGTCGACCGATGCTGTTTGACTCCACGATCATCGACGTCAGGTTGTAGCGGTGGTAGACACTTTCCAGCCTGTCAATCAGGACGGGGTAGTCAACCCGATTGAAGCGATCCATGTAGACCATTTCCTTGCTCTCAGCGTCAAGGACTGTAACAACGGTGTAGTCCACGCTTGACGCCACATCCACGCCGGCGACATACTGTTTCCCGGATTGTGGCTCTTGCGGAGTAAGCACCGCCGCTTCCTGGACTCGCCTAAATACGCCGCCCTGATCATCGACAAATTCAGCCATGAATTCCTGACGGTAAATGATCTCGGGCAGTTGTTCTTTTGCGTCCTGAATTTCTTTGGCGTCAATGTAAGGATTGCTGTTGGTAGGCAGTTGCCACGACTGCCAGCCTTCCATGCCGGATACTCCGTTCTGGAACAATCTCCAGAACCACGAGCGTCCTTTTGGAGTGCTGATAAATACCGCCCGACCCAATCGGTCAGCCAGAGCAGGACGCAATACTTCCGTCCACGTTTCCTCTCGCATGAAGGCGCATTCGTCCAGAACAACCAAGTCAAGACCTTCACCTCTCAGACTATCCGGATTATCCGCAGATCGCACGCGCACCTCGCCACCGCCCGGATATTCCACTGTATAGTCTCCCTGCCGGATACGCACACCTGGAATCTTTGCGGATAATTTCTTTATCATCCGCCATCCAACCATTGCCACCGGATAAGAAGGTGCAACCCACCAAGCCCGACCGCCTTTCAATCCTTCCGATACGCATAGCGCCGATCCAAGCCGGCTTTTACCAAATCGCCTTCCAGCCGCGCACACTCGGAAGCGTGCCTTGCTGTCCGCCACTTCTTTTTGCTTTTCGTGCAGTGCTGGGAAATTGATTTCAGTTTCGATCATTCCTCAACGTCATCATCCCAAGACAGATTGATCACCAATTTGCCACCGCCCTTACCAGACACTTCGATCGGTTGCGCTGCTTTTCCAACGGTGCGGTCAAGCGTATCTTGCGCCGATCTTAGTTTGATATTCTCATTCCGGCTGTCCATAAGTTTTCCAATCGTCTCAGCTGCCTTTTCCGCATTGTCCTGGAGCACCATCAAAGCCCTGAGCGCTGTCTCACGCTTGAATTGTTGAGCGAGATTGTTCAGGCTATCACGCTCGGATTGTTCCCACTTGTAAAAGGTATTGCGCGACAATCCGCTCTCTAATAGTGCCTGAGCGTCTGTAAATGTCTTAGAACGGGCTATTACATAAGCAAATTGGCGCTCATCAAGTTTATCTAATTCAGTGCGTAAATCTTCCATAATTGGTGTGTTTTCGTTGCCTTTAAGTGCCTTCCAAGTCTTTTACTGCCACAATTTGTACCAACGACTTCAGCCAGCCCATCATTGTTTGCACCTGTTCCAGACAGTATTCAGGCACATTTAGCACAAGGTTGTATGTACCGTCTGCCATTGATTTCACCTGACGCATCTCAGCTTCAAATTCTACAGCGACGGGTTTTTCCAAACCTCAACCGTCCTTTCGTTCATCCTGCTCCACGTCCACAGCACTTCGCGCCCGCCCTGAAAGTCGGTCGTCAACGGGAGACGAATATTGCCACTCGTGCAAGCATTCGCGCATGTCGGCCAGCTCTTCACGCACAAAGGATATTTGCTCCTCAAGCGCGTGTAATCGGTCAACGAGAGCGGAGTAGGCGTCATGATTGTTCACTGGCTTTCGTTTTGGCGGATCGAGTGCGGGCAGGCTGCTTGATGTGGTTGATAATCTCCTTCGCCTGTAGATCGTGTGTGTGAAACACTTCATAGAATTCTTTGCTGTCGGATCGCATCTCTTTCACCTCAAGCACCAGCGCTTGCGTGACCGTTGTCAGATTATTCAAAGCGTTTTCCACGTTCTCCATTTTGCAGTTATTCTGCTCGCGCTGTTCCTTCGAGAACGCCCGCCACTTCTCGTCAATGTCGAACATGAACCGCTGCCACTTGTCCGACTGTTTGCCGAACCAATACAGCAACCCTGTAACCAGTACAATAAACAGCGCGACAAATACCGCCTGCTCCCACGCCGAGAACGGGATCGCTTCCACTATATCCGCGCCGCTCATCCTGCTTCCCAGTTATGCGGGAACAGCTCCAAAACCGCCTTCTCGATCGCAGCGTCAATCAGGTCCAAATCAACCGTGATATTGTGCGCGATCAACCAAGTCTCAGCAATTTGCATGGCGTAGGCTTTCTTATCCGAGATAAGCCCACCCAAGCCCGCCTGTTCTGCAGCTTTCACCGCAAATTCAGCCGCGGTCTCAACCCATTCCGAGACCATCGGGTTTGCCAGCTTGAATTCCAGCCACGCCTTTTTTGCAAGCCCGATCACGAAACTGACCAGCGCAACCGCCAGAGGCGGCAGGGTAGCAATCAAAATAGCTTCCACAACTTTGGATAAAATA